AATCAAGGCCAAGATTGTCGTTGCGCCACTGGTGCTGTGGGTGGATTTCAAGCCGTCGACAGATACATTGAATACACATTTTGTTTTGGCGACACTTGTTATCGCAGATGATATTCAAATTATTGATTCATACGACGGCGAAGTGGCGTGGCTTTTGAAGCGTTATGCCAAAGCGGGGCAGGACTTACAGCGCGCGATTTGGGGCTATCGTGAAATTGTAGCCACTACGGGAGTAGGATAGACGGGTGGAATTCGGGTTAATAAAGTGTTAGGCGAAAAGGGAGGCTGATATGGACCCAGACAGTGGAAAAATCATCAAACTTGAACGCGATCAACCAGTCCCAGAGGGACTAATTGAAGTGTTTGAAAATCAGATGACTCAAAAGCAATTGGCTGAAATGCGAGTCAGTCCGTTTGATAACAGGTCAAAATTGGGCCAGATTTTTACTGGCAATCGGAAAGAGCGGCGGCGCCAAGCGGCCATAGCCAAGCGCAAGGCGCATGCAGCCTAGCACCGGTTGCACCTGATGCGGCTTCGCCACCAGCAGGCGGAGAACAGGAACGAGACGCCACATAGGTGAAGCTAGACAGATAGTCGGGTGGTGAAAGCCGCCCAGAGGTACGGGCAGAAGTAGACATGATGTTAAGGCAGGAATGAAACGCTATGACCATTGAACTTATCATCGCCGTAGTGGGTTGCATTTTAGGTGTAATCGGGACGCTGTTTGGCATTTTTTCGACACTGACAAGCGCGCGCAAGGATCGCGTCGAAACTATTCTGGCGGTGCTCAACGAAATCGAGGACCAATACGCCAAACTAAAAGTGCGCTATGATCAGCTAGAGAAGGACTACCAGTCGTTGAAGGAATCATACGAGGCTTTGCAGAAGTCTTACGATGCGTTGCAAGCCGAGCGGAGATACCTGTGAAGCGGGGGCCGTTCAAACCGTTGGGTATAATTCTAGCCGGGATGCTGCTTTCCGCCGTCCTGTATCCATTCACGCACGGGCGGCGCGCGCCGGAGATGTTCGGTATCGCCGCCGGTTGTCTGCTGGTGGACGGCGCGATATGGCTACTGTGGCGCGACGAAGACGCGATGCTCAAGGCGTTCGTGGCCGAGGCGTTGGTGGGCCTGGGTGTGGCCGCCAATCGTGTGCGGCTAACGGTGCTGGGGTAAGGTGTTGGTACGCGCGACTGCGCGTAGTTTTTCCAGTTCCCCGGTCTCAAATGGTAAAGCGGCCTGCTAAAATAGGCAATCAGATGACTGACTTTGTTATCCTGCGGTGCTTACAATCCGGGAAATTATATCCCGACTATAACGCCGAGGGTCTGCGTTATTGCGGCGCGGGTGACCTGATTCACATCAGGCCTGAAGATGTGCAAAACCTGATTGAGAGAGGATTGTGCGAAAAGTATGAACGAAGAGAAAACAAAAATGAACCGTGATGAAATTCGGGGTTGGCTATTGCGGTATTGTGAAGAGGTCTGCGAATGCACCAACACCGGTGCGCTTGATGACTACGAACCAGAAGTCAAGGCTGCGCGCTTGATGCGTGAATACTTTGAACTTGAGAAACAAGGCGTGCCACAGACCCGTGGATTGGTATGGCATCTACGCACAGCTTGCGGGGCCTCGTTGACGGCAGGGAATCCGCACATTTGTCCGCGCACCAGCACGGCGACCTCCGGGAGCCACACAACAAAGAGTGGCGCGAATTCTGTAAGCCGCTACGACGAAGCCGCCGAATTCTACGCGCGCGCGCGCGCGCAGCGCCTGCCAGACATCGGAACCCCACAGGCGTTCATCGAGGCAGTGAAGTTCTACAGAGAACTGACAATTAAACTAGAGGCGTGGGAGGCGGTGTTGTTTGCGCAAGAAACCGAATAATCCGCGTACCATCAGCAAGACCGAATACGCCCGCCTGCAAGCCGACCTTGAAGAGTATGGCGACCTGGGCGGAATCGTACACAATGAGACAACGGGCAACCTGGTGGGCGGGAATCAGCGCGCATCAGTGTTTGACCTGCTTGGAAAAGGCGCAGAGATCATCATCGCCGAGGAACACGCCGAACCGACTAGGACGGGGGAGACCGCGCGGGGGTATGTGCTCTGGCACGGCGAAAAGTATGACTACCGCCGCGTGGCGTGGGATGCGGGCAAAGAGGACGCGGCGTGCCTTGTTGCCAACCTGCGCGGGGGAACGTGGGATTGGGATATGCTGCCCGCGTTCGATGATGACCTGCTGCGCAACGTGGGCTTTGACGCCGACTTGCTCAAGGTGTGGAATGACGACGGGGCGAATCTGGCCCTGATGTTACGGGCGGCGGAAGAGGGGCCGCCAGAAGATGAGCCGGTCAACATCGACCGTGCCGAGGAGCTTCAGGAGAAATGGGGCGTGAAGACGGGTGATGTGTGGGAGATTCCGAGCAAGACGGCGGCGGGCATTCATTTATTGCTGTGCGGAGATAGTCGCGCGGACAATGCGCAACTTGGCGCGCTTCCTGGAAATTGGGTGTACGATCCGCCCTGGGACTTGGAATTATCAAAACCAATCGGCTTTGAAAGCATACTTGTGTTTGGCGATGGTGGGAGCGCGAAACGTGTTATTGAGATGTTTGGGGCTCCTGAGTGGATTTTCACGTGGGACTGTCAGGGGAACTTTTTTACTAACTGGAAGCGTCCGATGCGGCGCGCGAAATATGTTTTTTGGTATGGTGATATAGACACATTCGATTTGAAAGGCGCGTTCTTTGGAGAACCGGAAGCGCCAATGATAAAAACATCAAACTTTGGAAATGAAAAATACCTGTCTCACCCAGACCCGCGTGGCAAGCACATGTATGATTTATTTGTAGAATCACTCACGAAACTTCACTCTACGATGGGACATGAGCACGAAAAAACGCTGGACTGGATACGGCTTCTCGTTGGTGATTGCTTCCGTGGTGATGTCTACGATCCATTTACTGGATCGGGAACAACGTTTGTTGCGTGTGAGCAGCTTGGGCGGCGCTGTGTCGGTGCGGAGATAGAACCACGTTTCGTTGCTCTAACTCTTCAACGGTTAAGCGATATGGGCTTGACTCCAAAGCTGGCAAGTGCTTAATCAAGTCGTCTTTCAGATAGTACGGTTGGCCCAGACTTTCCAGCAAGTCTACCGCGTCAACGCCGAACTGCTGCCAGTCGATCTTGGCCGCCAGCGGATGGTGATTGAGGACGCCGACTTTGAAAAGGTCAACGAACGTATGAGTCAACCGGATGATTTCCAACGCCGCCGCCGGATTGAGCACCGGCTCGAGGCTGACCCAAGTGGGGATGCCGGCTTCGTGGAAAGCGTGCAATGCGTAGATGCGTTCTGTGGGCGTGGCCGCTCCGGGTTCCCATTCCAGGCTGGCCGCATCCGTGACTAACGTCATTGTGACTGCGTAAGCGTCGCGGCGGGTGAACAAGTCAATGTCCGCGAGCGAGCGCAGACCGCCTTTCGTGAGCACCTGAACGTTGTACCCGCCGGCGTGCAAGGTTTGGATCACCTCGCGGGTGAGACGGTATTCGGTGTCTGCGGGCTGATAGGGATCAGTCGTGAACGAGAGCAGGACCCGCACCCCGTTGCCGGGGTTTGCCCGACAGTCGGCTTTCAACTGCTGAATGAGGCGGACGCGGGGCTTACCGCAAGCATGAAACGCGGCGCGGGCATCATCGGCGAATTTGTAAGGTGGGATGGTGGGAACATAGCAATACTTGCATCCGTGCGTACAACCGCTATAATGATTTACGGCAAGTGGGCTGTACTCGCGAGCGCGCCCTTTGGGGATATACAAAATTGACATTCAAGCCTCCTTGTGTGTCTTGATCGCTAACTCTAGTATACACCCGATAGACTGAATGTCAATACAAAAGTTAGAACGACTTGGGAAAGTCGCACCGTGAAATATTCTGTAATCAAGCGCGGGGAGTGAGAGTAAAGATGGCTAAGGAACTTACAACGATTTGTCCAGCCAGTCCTACAGGGTTGCACGTTTGGATTCCTGTCTATAAAACTATTGTGGTAGACGGGAAATCCATAAGCATTGTGGAGTACTATAGATGCGCATACTGTGGGATAACTAAGTAGATGCTCAGGCACGCAAAACGGCACGCCGTGAAACATTTCTGTGAAACAGTGTACGATCGATTGTAGGGAGCGGAAACGCGCCCAGTGTGTATTAGTATGCTGGAAGTATTGACATTATGACAAAAATAACCACTAGCAGTAGGCGAAAATGCCAATAATGCGCTTTTTGTCTATATGTAGTAGGACGAAATGGCTAAAATGGGCCATTTGAATAGTATTGACATTTGATACAAGCCGCAGGAGAATTGAATGTAGATGACCGCCCCCGAATCCGCAACCAGCGTCCGCAAACTGACCGCCGCCGAACGCGAGAAACAGGCGACGGCGATGCGGCTGCAAGCATTGATATAAGTTATAGAGATAACGAAGATGGTTGATGTACAACGCGATAACAACGAAAAGAAACCAGGAGGAGTAACCGGCAAAGGTTTCGTCAAGGGCGATCCGCGCATAAATCGCAACGGTCGCCCCAAGTCGTTTGATGCCCTGCGCAAACTGGCGCAACAAATATCGGCCGAGATTGTCCCAGACAAGACGGGCAAGAATCCGGCCACCAAAAAGGTGCTCAATGCCAATGGGACGGAGCGCGAGCATATCCTAACATTGGCGGAGGCTATCTTGCGCTTGTGGGCGCAATCCGGCAAACCGGAATTACAACGCGCGTTTATGGAAATCGCCTTTGGGAAAGTACCGCAGGACATAGACCTTACCAGCGATGGCAAGGCCATCACCTTTCACGTTGTCTATGAGGACTAATGGACGTTGAAGTCTCGCTGCGCCGTCCGCACTCAAAGCAAGTTGAGTTTATCGAATCGCCCGCCAAGCGCCGGGTCATCCGCGCCGGGCGACGTAGTGGCAAGACAACTGGAATCGGTATCTATGCAGCACGACAATTCCTTGCCGGGCGGCGTGTGCTTTATGCGACGCCGACCGCCGACCAGGTAGAGAGGTTTTGGTTTGAAGCAACACGGGCCTTTGCGCATGCCATCGACACAGGGGTACTTTACAAAAACGAAACACGCCACATTATCGAGATGCCAGGCACAGAGATACGTATCCGTGCCAAGACGGCCTGGAACGCCGACACACTGCGCGGTGATTACGCGGATGTACTCATTTTCGATGAATGGCAGTTAATGAACGAGGATGCGTGGGGTGTGGTCGGTGCGCCGATGCTATTGGATAACAACGGCGACGCGGTCTTCATTTACACGCCACCGTCATTGCGGACACACAGCGTCACGAAGGCACAAGATCCGATGCACGCCGCCAAACTATTCAAGCAGGCACAAGCTGACAAGACGGGGCGGTGGGCGGCATTTCACTTTACCAGTCACGACAACCCACACTTGAGTCAGGAGGCACTTGCAGAAATTGCCGAAGATATGGCGGGGATTGCTTATCGCCAAGAAATTATGGCGGAAGACATCGAAGATGCACCAGGCGCTTTGTGGAAACGCAGTGACATCGAAGGCAACCGCGTTCTGCGCTTGCCCGATGATATTATTAGCAAGGTAGTGGCGATGGACCCGGCAGCTACGAGTCAGTATCAGTCCGACGATTGCGGTATAATCGGAGCGTCGTCGTCATTTTATAATGTTATACACCAACAGGTTGATAAAAAGACACATCTATATTTGACAGATGACGCCACGGTACACGGGACGCCAAACGAGCAATCACGCGCCGCCATTGCGCTGTATCACAGGATGGATGCAGATCTACTAATTGTAGAGGATAACAACGGGGGAGAATGGTTGGAGACAGTCATCAAAACTATTGACAAAACAGTGAGGATAAAACGCATCCACGCCAGCCGCGGAAAACACACGCGCGCCCAACCGATAAGCGCAATCTACGAACAAGGGCGCGGTCATCACGTTGGCGTCTTTCCGTTATTGGAGGATGAGCTTTGTCAATGGACACCCGGTGATGCCAGCCCCAACCGTCTGGATGCGCTGGTCTGGGCGGGAACAGAACTAATGCTAGGTGAACGCGGCGTGTTGATTGGCAAGCCGCGCGGGAGGTAGACTATGAATAGGAACGCGCGAGGGGGGTGAGGGTGAAAACAAGCATCACTAAACGAATCAAGGCATTTTTGCGTCCGCCAATGGAGACGAAGAAGAAACTGTTGCTTTATCCAACCTGGCGGGAAGGCGAAGCGCGCTGGCAGTTTACCGATCTAAGTGCCTACATCAACGAAGGCTACAACATCAATGCCATTATCTACGCTGCGATCAACTGCAAAGCGCGTGCTACTAAACAAGTGCCGTTGCGCGCATATGGAGGAACGCCAGAACTGCCTGAACTACTGTCCGCCGATGCGCCATTGGCGCGTTTATTGGCGCGCCCGAATACCTGGCTGTCGTGGTCTGAAATGCAAGAACTGTTGACGGTTTACTTTAACTTGTTTGGAAATGCCTACTGTGTCTTTACCGGACGTGACAGGAACAATGTCCCGTCGCGGATTTATCCATTGCGCCCGGACCGCGTAACGCATTTGTACGCAGGTGGTGAGATCAAGGGTTATATTTACACGCCCGAAGGTGTTTCTTATGAGGATGGCACCCCACTTTTGGCATCTGATGTGATGCACGTCAAACTCCCGAATCCCGGTGATCCATTTGGCGGAATGGGCAAAGGACTGTCGCCGATGTCGGCTTTGGCACATAGCGGCGACGTAGACAACGCCGCCACCGCTTTCCTCAAAATGTTCTTCGACCAGGGGGCAATGCCTCCCGGAATCCTAAAAACAGAATTGACGCTCGACGATGACGCCGTTGCCGAGGTACAAGAACGCTGGATGAGCATCTATGGGAATTGGCGCAACTGGATGGAGCCGGCAGTGCTTGATCACGACTTGAGTTATCAACGTATTGGCCTGACCTTTGCTGAATTGGGAATGCAAGACCTTGACGCGCGCAACGAAAACCGAATGGTTACAGTTTTTGGCGTGCCATTACAGTTGATCGAATCGCGCCCCGGTATCGTGCAATCCACCTACTCAAATTACACCGAAGCGCGTACAGCCTTCTGGCAGGACACACTTATCCCAGAACTGTCATCGTTTGAGGTCGAGTGGCAATACTACCTGCACGGAGAAGGCGGTGAGTTTGTCGCCTATGACTATGCCGATGTAGCCGCCTTGATTCCACTGCAACGGGAACGCGCCGAACAGGTTGGCGCCGCCTGGGTACGCAGCGCCGTGACTCGCGCCGAATATCGTGCCGTGTTGGGATTGCCCGTCGAGCCGGAACGCGACGATGTGTTTATGGCACCTTTCTCGATGTTGTTTCTGCCGACCGCTGCCAAACCAACCGCCACCGACCTGGGCGCGGCATCATCGTCTGATGAAGAAGCGCCACACAAGGCATTGCCGGCACCAGAAAAAAAAAATTTATTGAGCCTTGAGCAAAAGGCCGCGCTTTACAAGATCATTGAGGCAACCGCGACAACCTGGGAGCCGCGTTTTACCACTGCTGCGTCCGCCGCTTTCAACGAAGACGAGCGCGCGGTCAAGGCGCTGGTTGGCGAATTGCAGAAACAAGCCTACAAAGAACGCAAGGCGGTAAACTGGGCGCTCCTGATGCCGTCGATAGATGGCTATCTTAACGGCGTGTCTGCAGAACAGTGGACTGCCCGCTTTCGCCCATTGCTGGCGGGCGTAGTCGAGCAACAGACGACCCAACTGGCGACGCAATTCGGGATAGCATTTGACGTGCAAAACCTGTTGGCATTAGAGTGGTTTGACAACTACACAATGAAATTCGCGCAGGAAATCGCCGCTACATCTAGCGTCGAGATTAACGCCTTGCTACAAAAGGCAATGTATGAGGGCTGGACAATCCCGGAAATGCAGGAGCAGTTGACGATTCTGTTCGATGCGTGGAGGGGTGACGCGACCGATGCCCAGCGTGCGCAATGGGCGCTCGACCGATTGCCACCGCGCCGCACCGAACTTATCGCCCGCGATCAAACCTTGCGCTCCTCTAACGCCGGAACGCACGCACTGTATAAGGACTGGGGGGTGCGCAAGAAGGAATGGTATTCGACGCCCGACAGCCGCACCCGCGACTCGCACCGCGTCGGCGCAGCGTGGGGACAAGAGCCGCTTGTGGTGGGGATGGACGAGCCGTTTCACATTGGAAATTCGCTCTTGCAATATCCCGGTGACCCTAGCGGAGCGTTGGAAGATGTGATACAATGTAGGTGTACAAGCCTTCCGGTGATTGAGGAAGGTGAAATTGTCGGAGAATAAGCGCATAGGAGGCGCACAATGATTAACGATGCCATAACCGTGACTCCCACCATTTACACCGTGACGATTGTTTGCCCGCTGTGCCATCAGCCGATGAGCTTCAAGGAAAACAGCGACAACGCCTGCCCGAATTGCGGCACGCACTTTATCGTCAAGCCGGTGATTGTATCACAAGCACCGCAGTGGGTGGGCGGGCCATCGGAGGTGAAAGATGTGTAACTTCAAATTGCACGGGGGGCGTGGCGGTTGACAATGAACACAAAACAGACTACAATAGACCTAGACACCACGCACCTAAGACGCCTAGAAGTTGACGGGCGTTTCGTGGGATGGCTGGATATCTGGACCGGCTTAGTCGCGTTGTACCTGCGCGGCAAGTGGGCAGTGTACAACATTGCTGAGGAACGCGAGAAAGCGCAGGGGGCGCAGGGAGAAGAGGTGTGATGGACACGAAAGAAGCCATATTAGGGATATTAGATGATATATTAGAAGAACTAAGAATAGATGACGAGTCCGCGATTTGGGATCGCGGAAGCGACACCAAGAAAGAACTGCAAGACTTGGACGACGAGATACTAGAATATCGCCAAAAGATTGCTGAACTGTTAATGAAATTGTAACAGTTTAATATTTCCAAGCGCAAACGGCGCAATGCCAAAGGCCTTACGGGGCTGGCGACATTGCGCCGTTTTTGATTGCCTATGCCAACACCAAACAAAAATGAAACCCAAGCTGAATTTGTAAGTCGCTGTATTCCCGACGTGATAGAGGACGGGGCAGCGGAAACCACCGACCAAGCCGCCGCCGTGTGTTATTCGATGTGGCGGGAGCGCAGTAAGGGAGAGATGATGGAACACGAACAGAAAACATTAGAATTCAAGATCACCAATATCGACACAGAGGGGCGCACCATCGAAGGTTACGCCGCCGCATTTAACAACGTCGATCAGGGCATGGATGTCATTCATCCTGGCGCATTTGCCAAGACATTGGCGGAACGCGGAAATAAGGTCAAGCTTTTGTGGCAACACGACCGCACCGAACCGATTGGCAAGCCGCTGGAATTACACGAGGACATCAATGGATTGTTTATCAAGGCCGCCATCAGCGATACCGCGCGCGGGCGTGATGCACTGGCCCTGCTGCGCGACGGAGCCATTGACGGACTATCCATCGGCTACGACGCCGTGCCGGGCGGGACAGACTATAGCCGCGATGGCGACAAGACTATCCGCAACCTGCGCGAAGTCAAGTTGTACGAGTTTAGCCTTGTCACTTTCCCAATGAATGAATCCGCCGGGGTGATGGCTCTCAAAACAATTTGGAGCGCCGCGTATATCAACGATTTGCCTGATTCTTCATTTCTCTACATCGAACCCGGCAAAGACAAAGACGAAGACGGCAGGACCACGCCGCGCAGCGCGCGCCATTTCCCATATCGCGACGCCGACGGCGCACTTGACTTACCGCATCTGCGCAACGCCATTGGCCGTATCCCGCAATCTAACGCGCCAGGCCTGGACGATGCCGACAAAGAACGTTTGCAGAACCGCGCACGGCGGATGCTGGAAGACGCACAGAAGTCAGACGAAAAAGCGGGACGGCGGATGCGCGGCGACAAGACTGAACTCGTTCGTAAAATCCGCGACCTGGTTTCAGAACTTGAAGCGTGGGCCGACTATGCCGACGGCGAACCGGAGCCGGAAGAACCGGAAGAAATGAGCAAAGACACCGCACCCGCTGACGCGGGCCGCGTTGAGGAAGACGTATTGACCGAGGCCGGGCCGGATGGCAAGCAAGCCACACCACCCACCTGGGAAGAAGAACGCCTGGCAATATTTTTAGAAATCGAATCTTTAACATAACTTTAGGAGGTACTATGGACTACCAGACTTATGATGAACTCTTCGAGAAGTCCACCGTCCTGTTTGACCAGGCACGCGCCATTATCGCCAACCCAGAGGCCAAGGCCGAAGAAAAAGAGAAAGCGCGCAAGATGGTAGAAGACGGTAAGAGACTTCGTGGAGACTCCAAACTCTTGCAAGAATTGGAGCAATTGAAAGGCACAGCATCCCAGGAAGCACAGAACAAGCAGGCCGCACCCGGCACCGGGCCGCGCCAACTTAAAACTCTGGGCGACTTCCTGACCGCCGTGTATTCGGCGACGTTTGAACAGCGTCGTCATCCAGACCTGAAATTCCTGAGCTATCGCGGCGATAGCGAGAAGGCGTGGACTACCCTGCAACCGGGCGCGCCTGGTGCAACCAAGGATCTGGTGGAAAACACCGGCGCCGCCGGTGGCTTCTTGGTCTTCCCAGAACACCGCAACGAACTAATGATGTTCTCTCCGCTGATGCAACTTGTGCGCCAACGCGCGATGGTGCTGCGGATGGGTAGTCGCGTGCTACAAATCCCGGTGTTGAACCAGGGCACTACCCCGACCGCCGGGAGTGCGTTCTTCGGCGGAGTTATCCCCTACTGGACGGAAGAAGGCGAATACAAGGACGAAAGCGAGCCGTCCTTTGGACAAATGGAATTGATCGCGCACAAACTCATCACCTACACCGAGGCCAGTGACGAACTACTCGCTGACAGCGCCATCGGTCTGGAAGACCTGTTGCGCGGACTGTTTGGTGGGTCTATTTCTAACGAACTGGAATGGACTTTCATTAACGGCACGGGCGCAGGACAGCCGTTGGGCGTCATTAACGCACCCGTGACACTGGTTCAGCCGCGCGCCGTCGCGGGGGCCATCGGCATCGCGGATATCTTCGGGATGATTGCGCAGTTTGCCGGACAAAGCCCGATCTGGATTGCGCATCAGTCCACACTTCTGCAACTTCTCGCCCTCAGCGGTCCGCCGCTCAATCCTTCCTACGTGTGGATCGGTAACGGGCGTGACAGTTACCCAACAACCTTGATGGGCTATCCGGTCTTCTTTGTCGAGAACGCGCAAACGCTGGGCACGCAGGGCGATCTAATCCTGGCCGACTTCTCCAAGTACGTCATCGGCGAGCGCCAAGACACCACCATCGACTCCTCAAAGCACTATCGCTTCCGCCACGACTTGACAAGTTGGCGCGCGGTGACGCGCGTAGATGGGCGCCCGTGGGCCGTTGCTCCGGTGACTTACCGTGACGGCGTGACATCGGTTTCCCCCTTCGTCATTCTCGGCGACATCCTGCCCGGATCATAGGAGGCATGAAATGACACAAGCATATACCGAACGTTTCACAGAAGTTCACGAACCAGGCGGGACGCTGTTCCCGATTAGCCGCGCCATCGGTACATATAACACCGCGTGGCTTTCGATGCGCGACCATCAACGCATTGTGTTTTTGATTGCCGTCGGTGTAATCGCGCAAGGTGGTACAGTCGACTTTGCCGTGCAACAGGCAACTAGCGTTCTTGGCGCAGGCGCGACTGGCGTTTTTCATAACGCCGGAACGATTGTTATCACTCAACTGACGCAGGCGGACGGCGACGATCTACTCGCCGTCGAGGTACGTTCAGAACAGATGGATGTAAATACCGGCTATGATTTTCTGCGTGGTGTTCTAACCGTCGCCGGTGCGGCAGTACTCACTACCGTCATCCCCCTGCGCGGGGCCTCTAACTATCCGCCCGTGCCCGTGACCGGTTGGACAGAAGTTGTTGTAACCTAAATGGGCAAACATTGGGTCAAGGCGCTAAAAGTTATCCGCCGGATGGAAGATGATGGCCTGTGGCACGTCTACCATCCGGGGGATGGCCTGGAAGTGCTCAACCAGGAGCTTAACTACCAGGTATCATCGAAACAGGCCGAGCGCTATGATATCGCCGCAATGCAACCGCTTCAAGTTGATAATTGCGCCATCGTCATCACCGGCGGGGACACAGAACAGGCACGCCGCTTTGTCGAACACACCGGAGCAACTATCTATACCGGCGATCCGCACTTTCCAGACACTTGTCTCTTTGTGTTGTGGTGGAATGTCGGCGCGCCTTTACGTCTCGACCTAATGCCCTTGGGTTTTCACAGAATCAAAGCGGGATGGCAGACCGCCATCCCGCTTTGGCGTTACAATGTTCTGGCGCGGGACATCGGTACAGAGGATGCGCGCCGGCGTACCGAGGAGGTGATCCGCGATCTGCGTGTACCCGTCTTCGACACACGCCTCATCTATGTGCGCCGGGACTCCGAAACCGAGAGATTGCTCGACCTGTGGCTCACGGAACGCGAGACTGGCGACGATGACAAATTGTGTTTTATGCGCGCGTTGTATGCGGTCAAGCCGTTGAATTGCGCGCTGCCCATAACGTGGATAAGCAATGGGCAAAGGCGCTAGTTGCGGCGTGTGCTTCGTGGCCTATGGCGCGCCGGCGTGCCGTGAATTGGGCGCTTCTATCGCCGCATTGCGCAAGGTCTGCGACTATCCCATTGCAATCATAAGTGACCAGAAAACGCCATACAGCGACGTGCAACATATTGTCTTTCCATTGCGTGACAAGGGCGCGCGGTGGTCAAAACTAAATCTCGACACGCTTTCACCATTCGATTACACACTCTATCTGGACGTAGACACCCGTGTGATGGGTGGCATTTTCGCGGGCTTCGACATTCTGCAATCTGGATATGATCTAGTAATAGCTCCATCGAACTTTCAATACAGCGCCATTTTTCGCCACATTCAAAACGCAGAACGCCAGTTGACCTTCGAGGAACTGGGCACAAGCGAATTGCTGCAACTGCAAGCGGGCGTGTTCTTCTTTCGCAAGTCGCCCGCAATGTTGGAATTGTTCACGACCTGGCGTGCGGAATGGGAACGCTTTGAAGACCAGGACCAGGCCGCACTATTGCGGGCGCTGGACAAGACACCGGTCAAGTTGTGGATTCTGTCATATATGTTCAACGGCGGGGAGTTAGTACAACACTTATTCGGGAGGGCAATAAGATAATGGCGCAAACACAAGACATTACTATTAACGTTGTCTATCAGGCACTTAAGATAATTCCAGGAAATTGCTACATAATCGGGGTCGAGGATGGATATACAGAACAAGATATGCGCGAACTTGAAATTCGGTTGGACAACAAGTTCGCTGGCCTTTTCGTTGTTGCTAAAGGTCTTGTATCTGGACGAATATCATCCAATGCAATCTCGGAACTTGCGTCTTGAATATCCACGAAAGGAGGTGATAAAATGATGCGGAAAATCGTTATTTTTAGTGGCTTGGATTTAGGAATAAAACTTTGCGAATTGCTTGGATTTGATACGGCTATCACATCAGAGATAAACGTATCCATAACACCAGATAAGCCCGTTACTGTTATGACATCAACCGTTTTAGAAGATGATAAAGTCGAAACTTTCTTAAGTGCGTTAAAGGAACAAGAATTCGAGTGAACATCCACATCGTATGCCGAAACTGGAAGGACGACCGTGTACTCCCGCGTTTCACCCGCTACCTGATGCAAGCGCACGGTTGGACGGCAAGCGCGGAGGCCGATCCGCACGCCACTGTTAACTACCTGGTGGCATACTTTGAATACCAGAAAGTTAAGAGTGCGCTATCGCTGCCATTTGCAGCATATATGACGCACCGCGAGGAAGGCGATAACGCCAAGTCACAGTTATATGACCAGGCCGCCGGCGCCGCCACGTTGCGCGTGGCAATGAACCAGGCGCAACTTGCCGGGCTGAAACGCTTTGGCAATAGTATGGCGTTGCCACTACCGCTGGAAACCGAGAACTTTGTACCGCGCCCCCATCCACCCGCCAAGCAACCTGTCGTCGGATTATCAGGCTACACCTATGCCAACGGGCGCAAGGGCGAGGCACTCATCAGTGCATTGAAAGACATTGATGGAATTGAACTCAAGGCCAGCGGGCGCGGATGGAGCGTGCCGACGAAGATGTATAAGTGGCACGAAATGCCCGACTTCTACCGCAGCCTCGACCTGTTCGTTTGTACGTCCCTAGTAGAGGGTGGCCCGATGACGACGCTGGAGGCGTTGTCTTGTGGTGTCCCAGTGGTGATTCCTTCCGGCGTGGGGATTCACGACGAACTCCCCAAGGTGCTCGGCATCTATCGTTATGCACGCGGAGACACGAAGTCGCTCATCGCCGCTGTAGAAAAAGCATTGCGGGAACTCGGTATACACAAGCCGGATGCACTACGTAACGCAACTGAGCCGCATAGTGTCGAGGCGTGGTGTCGGGCAAATATAGATATGTTTGAAACGTTCATTGATAAATCTGTCATCACTCCGCCCAAGACGACGCCTTCCGGAACTGGTAAGGCGGGCGTGTACGTTGTCGCTTTCGGAGAACCGGCACGCGCCGAAGCGCTCCGTTGCATCAACAGTATTCACACGCAAATGAAAGGCATACCCGTCGCGTTATGTTCGGACAGGGCGCTGGGGCCAGAAGACGTGTTAATCCAGAAGCCAGATGCCGACATCGGCGGACGCATTGCGAAATTGAGTGTCTACGACTACGCGCCCCAAGACTGGGAATATATTCTTTATCTGGATGCCGATATTGAAATTGTGACACCTGCGCCGATGTTTTACTTCGATGTATTGCGCGACGGGTGGGAGTTCGCCATTTGCAAAGATGCGCATCTGCACGACACATTATCAGACCTCCAACGCCGCAACAACTTTGAGGAGGTACGACAAACTATTGCTTTCACCGGCACGGGCGAGAGTTTGCAGATCAATGGCGGAGCGTGGTCCTTCCGGCGCAACGCCAATACCAAAAAATTCTTTGCGCTGTGGCTTAAAGAATGGAACGTCTACAAAGGCCGCGACCAGGGCGCTTTGATCCGGGCGCTGTATACTCATCCGCTACGCACCTACTGGTTGGGCAGCGAATGGAATACACTCATCACCCTGAAGGGCCACGAATACCCGCCAGGCAAAGCGGGGTCTGCCGGGGTACTGCACCGCGTCGGTAAGGCGCGCCGATGGACGGGACAAGTACCGGCAGGCAAGGGACTGACCGACCCGGAAGCATGGGCAATGGTGAAGGCGTGGGAAGCATCGAGCGGAAGGGGGCGCAAATAATGCCATCTCATTGGACGTTAGCCTATGCACAATTGCGGCGCTGCGTGCCTCAGATATTCAGACCGGGGACGTGTCTGTATGTTGGAGCGTCGCGCGACAAATTCGCCAACAGCGCGCGCGAGCTGATTAAGGCCGGGCGCGTTGTCACGATCCTTGAGATTTGGGAACCCAACTGCGAATTCTACCGCCAGCAACCGACAATCGCCCGCGTACACCGGGGGGATGTGCGCGACGTGGCGCAATATGACTTACCGCATTTCGACTTGTGTATGTGGTTTCACGGCCCAGAGCATATTCCAGTAGCCGACCTACCCGCCACACTCGTGGCGCTAGAGGCACAAGCCGACCTGGTGGTGCTGGCCTGTCCGTTTGGAGTGACGGTACAACGTGAGGAAGAGATGCGTGGGAACCCGTGGCAAAAGCATCTTGCGGGACTATTGCCTGAAGATTTCCAACGCCTGGGTTATCAGATAGACACATTCGGGAAAGAAGCGGATTGGAACGCCTGCAACCTGTTGGCGTGGAAGAAGAGCAAATGAAAACGCTCGAATTGACAGAAGCACAAATGGACGTGCATCCCGTCGGGCTGGGGCGCTTCTGTCGAATACTGTATGACGAATGGCTTGACAAATTCTTAGCCAAGCGATTTGGGCGCAAGGGCTTATGCCTCAAGGTACTGCGCTATCCCGGCGATGTGTGGGAAGGCGCGCCACTAGAGCAGGCAGTCAAATTACAGAACATTGCCGCGCTGCGGGGGATGGCTCCGCGCGTCTACGCTATCGTCAAATTGCCAGACGGGATGTTGGCCCAGGTGACGGACTGGACGCCGCCGGGTGTCGAGCCGACGTTGGAGGGCATTGAAAAGCTGGCACGTTTCTTACGCGAGATAGGCGCACAAACGGCGAAACGGATAGCGCCCAACGGCCCGGCGAAGTGGGACATCGTAACCTCAACGTCGAACTGGTGCGGTGACAGGTTTCTTGATTGGGGCGGGATGACATTGGCAGACCAACAAAATTATGAGGAAGGTTTGCGCGCGCGCGTGATGGTGCGTATCGAACGCGCGTATCGGGGCGACCCCGCCGACCATACTTATCAGGCTTTACCGCAACTGAATATCGCGGGCGCGCGCGATTTCAAGCATCGCCTTGATGCGACAGGACTGGATAAACTAGAATTGAAGGGAAAGACGGTACTCGCCCTCGGCTGTAACCTGGGGGAGTTTTGCTTCTATGCTGATGACCGGGGCGCGCGCCGCGTGGTTGGGGTTGACTTGCCCTTCCTGGCGCAGCCGATGCAAGAGGTTGCGAATTGGTTGGGATATTGGAATGTTGACATTGTGGGGGCCGAACTGCCCAGAGAGGTGGGAACGATTGCGGAAGCCACGAAGTTGCAGGGCTTCGATGTAGTGCTTGCTTTGTCAATATGTAACCACATTGGAGGATACGGGCGCTGGATAGCCGATCTGTGCAAAGATATGCTCATACTTGAAGGACACGGCGGCGACCAACCAGAAAAGTACCTTGATGATTTGCGCCGCGACTTTGCGAAGGTCGATCTGGTTGGATATACAACCGACGTGATGAAACGCCCGGTATTTGTTTGCCGCAAGGGGGCATAATGATACAGATTGTAGTAGACACACTTAACCGCTTACCAGAATTGCAACAAACGCTGAAGTCGATCTGGTATAGGACGACAACGCCCTACACGATGCACGTCATCGACGACGCCAGCACGGAAGGCAATCAAAAATGGCTAGTGAATATGCAACGCCGGGGCAAGATTCACGGTTTAACATTGCGCCCGGCACGCTTGGGGATTCCGGCAAATTGGAACGAAGCCGCGCGAACAGGTGACAGCGAGATACTTGTCTACACCAACGGCGACGTGTTGTGTCCGTTGGTCGAGCCGGACTGGTTGGCGCGCGGGCTGGCAATGCTGAAGAAATATCCAGACCTGGGGATGCTGAGCTTGAACAATCCATTTTGTACCGCGAAGCATTCGTGGAGAATTGCTGAGGTGCGGGATGGCGTGACGATTGTTGACCGCGTGCCGTCGTTCTTCCTGTTCGTGCGGCGCGAGCTGATGCAAAAGATCATCCTGCCCGCCATTGGGGAAAAGATATACCGTCTTCCGATGACAGAAACCTACAAGGGCATTGATAGAATGTGGAGCCGTGGCGCGCAAGCAAACGGCTACGTGGTAGGCTATTTGACGCGCACCTACTGCAAACACATCGGCTATCATTCGGTGCGCACGGATGAAAACTTCACAAAAGTCGGGGCGCGAGTAGAACCGCTCAACATAGAGACGCTAGAGCCGCCGGAGAAGTATGCTGGATGAAAGTTGACTTGTTTCTGAACGGGCCTTTGGGGGCCTGGGTGTTGGGCCAGGTAGACGCAAGCGAGGTGGGGTGCGTACACTCGCCCAGCGCGGAGATTTGCGGCAGGGCGCGCGCGTTGGGAATTTCGGCACACGAAGGCACGGCAAACAACGCGACCTATACCGCGCAGGCCATTGGGGTTTCGATGCACTATCCGTACATTCTGAAGAGTCGCGTCTTGCGGCGCTACGAGGCATTATACAACATCCATCCGGCGTTGCTGCCGTGGGGGAAGTGCTACTATCCGGTATTCTGGGCATTATTGAAGGGTGAGCCTGCTGGATGTACGCTGCATAGGATCGCGGCGGGCATTGATGACGGCGATATTGTGGCACAAAAGCGCGTTCCGGTCTACGAATGGGACACGGGAGGGACGTTGCATCAGCGGGTGAGCGAAGCAGAAAAGGGACTGTTCCTGGAATACTGGACGCGCATCGTGGCGGGGGAAACGCTCGAAACGCAGCCGCAACCCCCTGGTGGCAGTTTTTATTATAAGCGTGAGTTTATGGCGTTGAAGAATAACGCAGACATCGAAGCGCTGAGCGGACCGGAATTGCTACAATTGATCCGTTGTCTGTCACACCCATCCTACAGCGGTCTGGCGGTAACGGCAGGCGGGCGGCGTTACGAGGTGAGTATGAGGGCACTGGAATGACGCTCGCCAGAGGAGAGGCGGCGATTGTGATTCCTAGCCTGGACCTGGAACGCGCAGCGAAAACGGGCGTGGATGCGCGGGCCACGGCCGGGGTGGATACGTACATTATCATCGTCAATGATTTCGAGCGGCGGGGCGGGATCAAGCCGGCCAATGCCGGATTCCAGGCGGCGCTTGAACTGGGCGTTCCCTATGTGGTATACCTGAATGACGACACTAGCTTCCCGAAAGGCCGCTGGCTGGCGCGCTTGATCGACGCGCTCAACGAAGACCCATCCTATGGCGTGGCGGTCCCTTCGTCATTATCAAACCGAGGGAGCAGGCATCCGCAACAGAACACCGGGGCGGGAGCCGAGATGGGGGTGTTCGTAGAACCCGAACCGCTGGCGTGGCATTGTGCGGTTATGCGCCGCGAAATGCTGATTGATGTGGGAATATTTGACCCCGTGTTTTGGCAGTTTTGTGGCGACGCCGACTTAACGCGACGGATGCAGGCAGCGGGCTGGAAGTCGGTCTGGGTGCGGGATTGTTATGTCCATCACGAACAAGGGGTGTTGGATGCAGGATGGAAGAAACGGGATAAGGGGATTTATTTGCACAGGTGGGGAAAATGATTCAAGTTTTCAGCAACACACTAGGAGTAGAAGAACTGGCAGCCGCCGAGCGCGCCTTTGCCTCGCACTGGTTAGGAAAGGGGAACGAGTGTGACGCCTTCGAGAAAGAATTCCTTGCCTATCGTGGCGGCGTGGGGGAAATGCTCTTGACGAACAACTGCACCAGCGCCATCTATATTGCCCTGCGCGCGCTTGGAATTGGGCCGGGGGACGAAGTGATTGTGCCGACGGTACATTTTGTGGCGGCGGCTAATGCCATCATAGACGCGGGCGCGCGCGTGGTCTTTGCCGACGTTTCTGCACAGACCTTAAATCTATTGCCCAAAGAAATCACGCGCCTACGCACACTGCGCACCAAGGCCGTATTTCTCTTGCATTACGGCGGTCATCCGTGTGATATGGACGCTATCCGCAAAGAGGCGGAGGGGTTATTCGTCATCGAAGACACCGCCAATGCCGTATCGTCCGCCTATCACGGGCGCGCGTGCGGGACGCTGGGGGACGCGGGCGTGTGGTCATTCGACGCAATGAAAATCCTGGTGATGATTGACGGCGGGGCACTGTGGCTGAAGGACGAAGAAAGCGCCAAGCGCGCCACGATGTACCGTTACTTGGGACTATTGCCGCAAACCACGTCGGGAGTGGATGCACAGAAGGCGGGGGCAGGGCGCTGGTGGCAATTCGATTTAGGCGTAACGTCTGGGCGCTTCATCAGCAATGACGTAAGCGCGGCTATTGGGCGAATACAATTACAGAAGTTGCCCGGATTCATCGCCCGGCGCAAGGAAATATGGGAAGTCTATCAGAGCGGGTTGGCCGGTGTTGGCGATTTGATCTTGCCACCCGAACCACTGCCTGATTGTACATCGTCTTACTATCTCTACTGGATTCAGACGGCGCGCCGCGATGAACTGGCGGCATACCTGGGGGAACGCGGGATATACACGACCTTTCGTTATTACCCGTTGCATCTAGTCAAATTTTACGAATCGCGGGCGCACTTGCCCAATGCAGAATTTGTCGGATCGACTACCTTATGCCTACCTATCCATCAGAACTTGACCGATGATGACGTAGGGCGGGTAGTGGACACAGTGCGGGAGTTCTTTGAATGAAACTCAACCTGGGCGCAGGCAACAAGATCGATGCCGAGGCCATCAATCACGACATCACGAAACATCGGCCAGAAATTGATGTTGCCTGGGATTTGAATGTATTCCCGTGGCCGTGGAAAGATGAGAAGTTTGACGTGATTAACGCTTGGGCGGTTTTGGAGCACCTACAGGCCGACCGCTTGCAGATTTTCAATGAGATGTGGCGCATTTTGCAGCCGGGCGGTTTAGCGGCGATAAAACTCCCCGCGTGGAATAGCGACGAGGCCCACCAGGATTTTACACATTATTGGTATGCGACGCCACGCAGCCTGGACTCGCTAGACCCGACAACAGAACTAGGAAAGGCGCACAACTTCTACACGCCGCGCAAGTGGAAAATCGAGCGGGTGAAATGGTGCAGCGCGGGGAAGTCCTCGTTATATTTCAGACTGCGCAAGGTGGCGGGAGGGTAGTATGCCATACGCAACTAACATAGAATTACGCGCCCGAATCAACAAAACTAGCGCCGCCGATGACGCCACGCTCACGGCGCTCATCGCGGCGGCAGGGATTAACATCGACCGTGCCGTCGGGCAATATCACAACGGCCTCGAGTTTTTCCTTGCCCCCGCCGTGGCTTCGGCGCGCATCTATGCCGGTTCGGGCTTGGCTTTCCAATGGATTGATCCATGCGTTGTCATCAGTACCGTAGCGGTTAAAACATCCTACACCGATGCTGCATACACATCTTGGGTGCCGGCGGACTGGATTGCCGGAAGTGGGAGTTATCAACATCCAGACTATAACGACCTGCCATATACAATGCTCCTGACCGCGCCGATGGGAAATTATAGCATTTTCACCTCCGGGCGCACCGGAGGGGGCCAGCAGTGGGATGCCATTTTCGCTCTATCAGAAGCATCCTACGTGTCGCGGGGCAGCATTGGGCCGGCTGTGCCGACCGTGCAAGTGACGGCGCGCTGGGGTTATAGCGCCACTGTGCCACCCGACATCCGCGAAGCATGCCTGATGCAGGCCGCGCGCTGGTGGAAGCGTTTCGAGAGTGCGTTTAGCGATACCCTCGCCAGCGGTGAATTGGGCCAACTATTCTACCGACAATCGCTCGACCCGGACATCCGTCGCGTCCTGGTCGATGGGCGTTATGTCAAGCCGGCCGTCGGGAGGCGCGCGTGAGTGCATTAAGCGCCGAAATCAAGGGTTTGCGCGAAACACAAAAGGCAATGGAGAACATCGTCAAGGAATTGCACGGCAGTTCAGTATTGAACGCAATGCGCAGCGCCACGCTATGGGTTGAGCGCAACGCGCGCATGAACGCACCCGTAGACACCGGACGGCTTCGGGCTTCAATCTGGCCTGAAGTAAAAACTGCCGGGACGCAGGTGCTCGGCATCGTCGGGACAAAGGTGGTCTATGGCGCGAAGATGGAACAACCTGGCCCGGTGCGCCGCTCTGGCCGGCGTCCATATCTCAAGCCGGCATTAATTGAAAATCAAGAGCGCATCTTCAAACTGCTCGACAATGCCGTGGCAATGATTATTTCGCGCAATAGCACAAGCGGAGGTACGGAATAATGACCTGGCCGACCGGCGTCTACGTTGCAACTGAGTCGCGCGGCATATTTTATACCGCGAATTTTACCGACCCCACCGATGCTACACAACCCATCTGGACGGCGGTCAATGGCGGACTGGGCGTGCTGACGATCTTCAATTTCGCCCTCGATCCGTTTGATCGCGCCGGACGCCAGTTGTGTTTGACGACTACCGAGAATACGGTTTACATCCGTTATGGCGCAGGCAACTGGGCGCCGATCCTCACACAAGCACAAACGCGCACCATCACCGGAAATGTAGCAGCGATCAATTGTTGGGTGACAGCGGATAACAGCATTGCGGGGCGCGTGTGGGTAGCCGCATACGCCCAGGTCGGCGCGGATAACCGACTGCTTTTTCTGCGCACTGACGATGATGGCATAAACTGGACGTGGACACAGACCGGGAATAGATGGCCACTGTTTGGATGGGGAAATTTGATTGCTAATGGTACGGAGTTGTGGTTTTCATTCAGTAGCGGAACCGGCGGGCCTGGCAAGATGGGCTACAGCAATGACATCGGAGCAACGTGGTCGCTCACAGTAGGATATGACTCTGCAACGGGCTATGCGGCTGTTAATCCATTAGAGCTATTTAAAGTGTACTCTCCAAAATTCTACGATTTGTATTCTGTGGATACCGCTATGGCTATAACAAAACTGCAAGACGTGTTGAATCTCGGCGATGTGACCTCTTCGCAGCAGTTATGGTTTTCTGCAAATGGCACAGGATACCAGCGTATTGTAAAGAGCTACAAAATTTATACGACGCTTGACGGATGGGCAACCGTTGTTGATCCTGCACCAGTAGCCAAGACGAACGCCATAAGTACACTACTTGCGCCATTGAGTAGTAATGAGGACTGGATGATTCTAGGATCACGGACACCATTGGCATTACAAACTCATACCATTTTTACACTCATCGGTGATACGGGTATCGAGATAGGTAAATCTGGCAGTGATCCAATAGGTGGTGTGGATAGCATACCTAAAGCCGGAAACGGATTGACGCTTGATGGAATCGGATTACTGGTGGCAAACCTCGCTCCGCCGACCGCGACAATCACGCCCGCCGCCGCGAATACAAATCAGGTCTGCGAATCGCAGACGTTTGTTGCCACGCTCACGGGGATAATTGCAGAAACATATCTGTGGAGTACGGACGGATTAGTTTCCGGGCAAGGGACGCCAACGGCGGTTTATAACTGGTCTGCGACGTGCGGGCATACAGTCAGCGTCATTATCACGGCCGCCGGAGCAAATTACACAGCTACCTATTCGCCCGTTCTTACCCTGAGCCTGATGCAGATTTGCACGGCCATTAAAAACACCCTCCAAGGCGCAATGAGTGCCAGTCTATTGGCGCGCGTATACAACTTCAACGAACTACCCGAAGGAGTGAATGACGCGCCGTCGCTGATGGTGTACTGGCAGAATGTAGTCAATGATGCCTTACACGGGGAAACCGACCGCTGGACATTTGCGGGGCGACGTGTTAAAGATATGGCATTTCACGTCGACTTTTTCGCTAACCCGCGCAACAACCTGGACGAGAATAACGAGACGCTTACCGAGGCGGCCAGCGAGATCATTGACATACTGGAAATGCAATCGCTCATTTGTGCAGCCAATGCGCATTGCCCGCCGTTCGGTCTGTGCGCGCTAAAATCATTTCACTGGCAAGGCGAGCGCGTCGTCTTTGATTATGGCGGCGTCATCTACTACGGCGCGCGTTTTATCATCACCGTGAGGACGTATTGATGCATTATGCTCTATCGAGCCTTGGACAATCTAAACATCGGGGTGCGGCGCTACGAAGTTTTTAACAGTGTCCGTCTAAAAGAGAAAGCGCGCATCTTGTTAGAATCACGCGAGGTCATTGCCCCGGTAAACTCGCCGCCGCTGGAAATCTTGCCCGCGTGGGGCACGCGCCTTGAGATATTGGCGCAAGCGGGGGTTCTTACTCTCGCCGACGTATTATTATTTTCCGGCGTTCCCGCCGGAGTAGAGGCCGCGACCTGGGCGAATTGGCGCACCGAGGCCGAGGACGCTTTGACCATTAAATGTATAAACTGTAGGAGGTAAGACAATGCCAATGACAAGTAATGCAACTGCACAAGCCTGCTCAAAAGTCGAAATCCAGCCGGGTTGTACCGGGTCCTGGTACGACATTGGGGGCGAGGCCACGACCGTAACGCTACCCGAAGAAGTGGTCAACACCGGGATGATGTACGTGTTTAACGACGACCGAGCCATCACCACCCACGGCAAGAAACAACCTTTCACCGCTGTGGTAAGTGGCGCATTTACGAACGGCGCAACGGAAGCCTTCAATCTGGTCCGCGCCATCTGGCAGACGGCGGGTTGTGACCGCAAGATGTGCTTGCGCGTAACCCCGGAGGGCGGGAATATCGGCGACCTCGAAATCTATGTCGGCGACCTCCTGACCGGTCTCAAGCCGCCAGACGTGGACGCTGGATCCGGAGATCCTTCCGCATTCTCGTTTAGCGTCTACGGCAACTACGACTATGACACAAAGGCTTCATAATGGCAACGCTAACTTTACCACCAGAGTTGCTACAGAAACACGTCGAGGAGTTCTTTGCGGCTGAATCTGAATTGCGCGCCGGGCGTTCGCTGGTCGGCGCGCAACAGAATGGCATCGCCGTGCGCGTCGCCGCGCGGTTGGGATGGCTCGATGTTGCCGAGGAAGATGTTGGCGAAATGCACCCAGGAGAAGTGTTACGTATCGCGGCGGAGTTGAATGAGGCTATCGGCGCCGCATACGAACTATCGGGGGAATGATCCGGGCGGTGAAAAAATACGCC